GGCCGCAAGCTGCAGCGCCAGCGCGCCGCGCTGTTCACAGGTGAGCCGCTGTGCCGCGAGTGCGCGAAGCACGGCCTGGCCACGCCGGCCGTGATCCGCGACCACATCGCGCCACTGGCAGAGGGCGGCAGCGACGACGACGACAACGTGCAGCCGCTGTGCCGCGCATGCAGCGACGCGAAGACCGCAGCCGAGTCGGCGCGCGGCCGCCGGCGCGGGTCAATGACAGACCACCCGGGGGGGCTCGCAAAGTCCAGCCCGGTCGCGGCGGAAACCGATCGGTTAGGCGGATTTTCTCGTGCGGGAGTTGTCGAGGGGGGGGTACCCCTCGCGTGTGGGCTGGGGGGTCAGCGCTGATGGCCAAGCCGGGTCCGAAGCCGCTGCCGTCGAACGTGCACCTGCTGCGGGGCAACCCCAGCAAGAAAGCGCTGGGCGACCTGGTCGACACGTTGCAGCCGCTGGTCGAGATCCCAGGCTGCCCGTCGCACCTGCTGCCAGAGGCCCGCAAGGAGTGGAAGCGCATCGCCGCCGAGCTGCAGCGCTACGGGCTGATCAGCAAGCTGGACCGCACCAGCCTGGCGCTGTACTGCCAGGCCTACGCCCGCTGGGTGTGGGCCGAGCTCCAGCTGCAGCGCGCGCAGAAGCTGGCCGCCGAGAAGCAGGCCGACGCCGAGGCCAAGGGCGAGCCCTACACCGGCGGCGACGGCTACACCGTGCCCACGCCAGGCGGCCACATGACCTACAGCCCGCACTGGGTCATCGCCAACAAGGCCATGGAGCAGGTAAACCGCTTCCTGGCCGAGTTCGGCCTCAGCCCCGCGCAACGCAGCCGCGTGAGCCCGAGCAACCTGCGTCAGGCCGACATGTTCGACCAGGACGACGACCAGGCCGCCGGCGGCTTCGGCTCCATCTGACGCCATGAAGGACTACGCCGCCATCGCCACCGACTACGCGCAGGGCGTGGTCGACGGCAAGGTGCCCGCCTGCAAGTGGGTGCGCCTGGCCTGCGCCCGCCACCTGCGCGACATCGACCGCGCTGCGGCCGGCTGGCTGTACGCCTGGAACCCCGTCCTGCAAGACGCCAAGGGCAAGGAATACCGCCCGGCCAACCGCATCTGCGCGTTCGCCGAGCGCATGCCGCACATCAAGGGCGACTGGGCCGGCCGCGGTGAACGCATCCGCCTCGAGCCCTGGCAGGTGTTCGTCCTGGCTGTGATCTTCGGGTGGATCCACGCCAGCACGCTCAAGCGCCGCTTCCGCCAGGCCGACCTGTTCGTGCCGCGCAAGAACGCCAAGAGCACCCTTGCCGCCATCATCGGCAACTACATGCTGGCGGCAGACGGCGAGTTCGGTGCCGAGATCTACAGCGGCGCCACCAGCCAGAAGCAGGCGCTCGAGGTCTTTCGCCCCGCGCAGCTCATGGCCGCCAGCAAGCCCGGCGCCGAGTTCCGCGCGTACTACGGCGTCACGGTCAGCGCGTCCAACCTGGCCGTGGTCGAGACCAACAGCAAGTTTGAGCCCGTCATCGGCAAGCCCGGCGACGGCGCCAGCCCCAGCTGTGCCATTGTGGACGAGTACCACGAGCACAACACCAGCGAGCTGTACGACACCATGAAGACCGGCATGGGCGCCCGCAGCCAGCCGCTGCTCCTGGTCATCACCACCGCCGGCAACAACATCGGCGGCCCCTGCTACACGCACCAGGTCGAGCTGCAGAAGATCCTCGAAGGCGTGGCCGAGAACGAGCAGCGCTTCGGCATCATCTTCGGCATCGACGCCGAGGACGACTGGACCAAGCCCGAAGCGCTGGTCAAGGCCAACCCCAACTTCGGCGTCTCGATCTCTGCCGACTCGCTGCTGGCCGACCAGCTCGAGGCCATCCAGGATCCGCGCAAGCAGGCCATCTTCAAGACCAAGCACCTGGACGTGTGGGTCAACGCGGCCAGCCCCTGGCTCAACCTCGAAAGCCTGCAGCGCGCCGGCGACGCCACGCTGCGCGAGGAAGACTTCCGCGGCGAACAATGCTGGGACGGCCTGGACCTGGCCAGCAAGATCGACATCGCCAGCAAGGCCAAGATCTTCCGTCGCGAGGTGGACGGCCAGTGGCACTACTACGTCTTTACCCGCAACTGGCTGCCCGAGGCCACGGTCCAGAAGCCCGAGAACGGCCACTACCAGGCCTGGGTCGCTGAGGGCTACCTGGTGCAGACGTCTGGAAACATGATCAACCTGAAGCAGATCCAGGAAGACGTGGAAGCCGACAGCGAGATGCACGTCGTGGTCGAGGTGGCCATGGATGCGTGGGGCTCGCGCGAGATTGCCCCCAGCCTGCAGGACGGCGGCTACGCGGTCATCGACATCCCCATGACCACGCGCAACCTCAGCGAGCCGATGAAGTTGATCGCCGCGCTGGTCGACGCCGGGCGCTTCCACCACGACGGCAACAAGGCCACGATGTGGATGTTCAGCAACGTCGAAGTGTTCGAAGACCGCAACTCGAACATCTTCCCGCGCAAGGGCAGCGCCGAGAAGAAGATCGACGCCGCAGTGGCCACCATCCTTGCGATGGGCCGGGCCATGCTGGGAGCGGGCGAAATGGTCAAGTCCTTCTGGGAGGTCGAGGCATGAAGATCGGCCCCTGGTCGCTGACCTTCGGCCGCAAGGCAACCGAGCTCACCTACGACCAGATCGCCACGCTGCTCGACGGCGTCGGCGGCCGCACGGTGGCCGGCGTCGCCGTCACCGACAAGACCGCGCTGCAGGTGTCCACCGTCCTGGCCTGCGTCAAGACCATCGCCGACGGCTGCGCGACACCCGACCTGCACGTCTTCCGCGAACTGAAGGGCGGCACGCGCCAGAAGGCCACCAACATCCCCGAGTACCGGCTGCTCAGCCGTCGCGCGAACGAGTGGCAAACCTCGTTCGAATGGCGCCGGCAGATGACCATCCACGCCGCGTTGACAGGCAGCGGCCTGTCGATCAAGGTCGTGGGCGACAACCGGCGCGTCAAAGAGCTCATTCCGGTCATGCCCGGCCAGTGGGACGTGCGGCGCGTGTCGCGCTACGAGGTGCGCTATCGGGCGTGGGACGAGTTCGGCATGATCGGCGAGTTCACACCCGACCAGGTCTTCGTGCTCAACGGCGTCCAGTGGGACTGGCTGGCCAGCCTGAACGCGGTCAACCTCGCGCGCCAGGCCATCGGGCTGGCCATTGCTGCCGAGCGCAGCCAGGCGTCGTTCCACGAGAACGGCATGCGGCCCGCGGGCGTGTACAGCATCGAAGGGACGCTCAGCGCAGAGCAGCACACGCGCCTGACGGCAGCACTCAAGGCGCAGATGAGCGGCCCAGACCGGGCTGGCTCTCCTCTCATCCTGGACCGCAACGCGAAGTGGCAAGGCACGACGATGACCGGCGTCGACGCCCAGCACGTCGAGACCCGCCGGCTGCAGATCGAGGAGATCTGCCGCGGCTACGGCGTGTTCCCGATCATGGTCGGCCACTCCGACAAGTCGGCCACCTTCGCCAGCTCGGAAGCGTTCTTTGCCGCGCACGTCAAGCACACGCTGGCGCCGTGGCACCGCGCCTGGACGCAGCGCCTGGACGAGATGCTGCTCGACGGCAGTGGCCCGCTATTCGCCGAGTTCGACACGCGCTACATGATGGCCGGCTCGATGAAGGACCGCGCGCAGTGGGCCCGCACGATGGCCGAGATGGGCATTTACACCCGCAACGAGATTCGGGACGAGGAGGGCAAAGACCCGCTTCCCGGCCTCGATGAGCCGCTGACCCCGATGAACATGGGCGGCAGCTCGCCAGCCCCCAAGAAAGGAACCGGCGATGACGCTGAAGACGATGACTCGCCAGACGCTTGAGCGCCGCGAGGCGACCGGCGGGCGCGAGACGCGCGCCTACGCGCTGCAGATCAAGGCGGCCGGCGACGACGGCAGCGTTGAAGGCTACGGCAGCGTGTTCGGCGTGCGCGACAACTACGATGACGTGATCGCCAAGGGTGCCTTTATGGCATCGCTGGCGGCCCATAAGGCGGCCGGCAGCATGCCAGCCATGCTCTGGCAGCACGACAGCGGCCAGCCCATCGGCATCTGGACCGACATGGTCGAGGACGAGAAGGGCCTGCGCATCGTCGGCAAGCTGGCGTTGGAAACGACCAAGGGCAAGGAAGCGCACGCGCTGCTGAAGATGGGCGCCATCAACGGCCTGTCCATCGGCTTCATGTCCAAGCAGTGGGCCTACGACCGCGACACCGAGGTGCGCACGCTCACGGAAATCGACCTGTGGGAAGTGTCGCTTGTCACCTTCCCCGCCAACGAGAAGGCCCGCGTCACCGGCGTGAAAGCGGCCGACTTCGCGGGCATCACCACCATTCGTCAAGCTGAGCAGGCCCTGCGGGACGCGGGTCTGCCAGCCGACGCGGCCAAGGCATTGATTGCCGAGGTCAAACGCATCGCACTGGAGGAGCGGGACGCTCCTGGGGCGGTCGCGGCAATGACTGCAGCCGAAAAGCTGCTGACTTCCCTCACCACCTGAAGAAAGCACACCATGACCAAGATGAACCGCTCCCTCCTGTCGATCGTCGCCCTGATGGCTCGCGACGCCGCCGCTCTCGCAGCCAAGGCCCAGGCCTTCGGCGTCTACGAGAAGCGCGATGCCCCCGACCTCAAGAAGATCGGCGAGACGATCGAAAAGATCGGCACCGCCTTCGACGAGTACAAGAAGACCAACGACGCGCGCCTGGCCGAACTCAAGACCAAGGGCAGCGTCGATCCGCTGATCGAAGCCAAGCTGGCCAAGATGGACGCCGACCTCGACTTGCTGACCGAGCTGAAGTCGAAGCTGGAAAAGGTCGAGACCAAGCTGGCCCGCCCTGGCGCGATGACCGGCGGCGACCGCGAGCAGCGCAGCACCCCTGAGGCCGAGGCCTACAAGGGCGCGTTCCTGGCCTGGGTGCGCAACCCGGGCGACCCCGAAGTCCGCACCGCGCTCCAGCAGCGCGCCAAGGCGCTGCGCCAGGTCGAAAGCAAGGCCGGCGGCGACGACGGTTTCGAGACGCGCGCCACGCAGACCGTGACCAGCAGCAACTCGGCCGGCGGCTTCGCGCTGCCCGAGGTCATCGAGCGCAGCATCGCCCGCCTGTCGGTGGACATCAGCCCCATCCGCCAGATCGCCACCGTTCGCACCGTCGGCAGCCCGGACTACAAGGAACTGTTCGACGTGAACGGCGCGGCGTTCGAGTGGGTGGCTGAAGCCGGCACGCGGTCGCAGACCAACACGTCCGACCTGGCGGAAGTCGCCCCCACCTTCGGCATGGCCAGCGCCAAGCCGCAGGCGTCCGAGGAGTCGCTGGACGATCTGTTCTTCAACGTCGAGCAGTGGCTGATCGAAACCGCCGCCGAGGCCATTGCCCAAGGTGAAGGCTCGGCGTTCGTGTCTGGCAACGGCACGAACAAGCCCACCGGCTTCCTGGCCGGCCCGACGCCCCTGACCACCGTTGACGCTTCGCGCGCCTTCGGCACGCTGCAGTACATCGCTTCGGCCCAGGCCTCTGCGATGCCGACCAGCACGGACATCTTCTACGACCTGGTGTATTCGCTGCGGGCCCGCTACCGCGCCAATGCCCGCTTCGTCACGAACAAGCTGGTACTGGCGTCCCTGCGCAAGTACAAGGACACGACGAACCAGTACCTGTGGCAGCCGTCGCTGCAGGCTGCGCAGCCGGCGACCTTCCTGGGCTATGGCATTACCGAGGCTGAAGACATGCCGGCGGTGGCCGCCAACGCCTTCCCGCTGGCTTTCGGCGACTTCAAGGAGGGCTACCTGATCGCAGACCGCGTCGGCATGCGCATGACGCGGGACGAGATCACCTCGCCGGGCTTCGTCAAGTTCTACGTGCGCAAGCGCGTCGGTGGCCGGTTGCGCAACACCCAGGCTATCAAGCTGCTGAAGATCGCGGCGAGCTGATCGACCGAAGCGCCAACTGGCCGGGCCTGCACCACGCAGGCCCGGCCTTTCTTATTGGAGACACCCATACCCCACATCATCGTTACCGCACCGTTCAAGTTCGCGCACTTCGGCTATCAGGTCGAAGAGTTCGAGCCGGGTGCAGACGTCCGCGAAACCACGGACGAGTGCGCTGCCATTGCCATCGAGAACGGCTGGGCGACGCCAGCGGTCGAGAAGGACGACGCGAAAGCCGCACCGGCGGCCCCCGAGAACAAAGACGCAGCGCCGCAGCGCAGCACCAAGGCTGCGGCCTGAAAACCTGACAGGACACCACCATGCCCAAGACCGTCAAGTACATCGGCACGCAAGTGCGCTGGCCCGAGCTGGCCACCACCGGCAAGCAAAGCGCCTGGATGCCTGGGCAGCAGGACCAGCGCAGCGACGCGGAAGCAGCGCAGCTGCTTTCCACGGGACTGTTTAGCGATGTGGATGCTACCGAGCTGACTCTTGCCCAGATTGCCTCGGTGGCAAAACTGATCTACCGCCGCGCCGGCAACCTCACTACAGGCACAGGCGCCGATCTTGTGTTCAGCGGCGCAGGCGGCGCAGGCGCCGGCAAGCTGAACACCGGAGTCGATCTGCTGATCCCCGCGGGCACGCTTGTCGCCGGGCAGTCGCTGCTGAAATTCGTTGCGCATGTCCGAAGGACCGGCACCGACGCGAGCTTTCTTGATGTGCGATTCGGTGCGACCAACGGCACGAGCGATGGCGTCATGGTGTCGGCGGCGCAGTTTTCTGCCGCCGTGAATCCTGGCGACATCCACATTGACATTGTTGCGTCGGCAACAGCGTCGAGGCTGACCAGCACAAATCAGGTCAGCATCATCAACGCCGCGGGTACGGGCGTGACGATCACCGACCTCGCTTCGCTGAACTACGCTGTGGACAACTATGTGAGCGTCGTGGTTGCGGGTTGCACGACAGGCTCCTACCGTGTCGTGAGTTACGAGTTACAGGTTTTTCAATAGCCCCTGATGCTGCGGTTCAAAACGTGGTGTCAGGGGCTATCTCGGTCCCTGCCGATTTCTTCGGCCTTGCTTCGCAGGACTGGCCGTCTACTGGCTCGGCGCCCCCTTTCCCGTTCGGTCGCATCAGCAACTTCGACAACTCGCGCACGCACTGGCGCACGATGCATACGGTAGCTAATACGATCAACTGGGGTGCGCTGGACACCTTCGTGTCTGGTGCGAAAGCGGCGGGGGCTGTGAAGGGGACCTATTGCCTGTACGGCTGTCCGACCTTCCTAGCAAGCACTGGCGCAGGAGTGGCCGGGCCTTACGGTGGCTTGGGTGAAATCGCATACCCCAACGACTTGACGCAGCTCACCTATTTCTGCCAGCAGTTCATTGTCCGCAACAACTCGACGTGGGCCCGCTTCTTCGACCAGATCAGCCTGTTCAATGAGCCCGGTTCGGTGTTCACAAGCTGCACGCCGACGCAGTGGGTGGACATGCTGTGGACGGCGTACGCGGCAATCAAGACAGCGGCCCCGGCGATGGTGGTTCTAAGCCCAGGCACGTTCGATCTGGGCTCGGCGAATTCGGGCTTGTTTTGGGGGCTCGGCGGCTGGCTGAACGTGGCCGGCAGCGTGCATCCGACAAAGACCGGCAAGGAATGCTTCGACCGAATCGCCGCGCATCCCTACACGGCGGTTCCGGCGGGGCGCGCTTTCTCGGGTCGCGGAAGTATCAGCAGCGCGCAGGGCGGCGGCATCCTTCCCTTCCGCCAGGCGCTGGCAGGGACTTCGCTTGTGAACGCGGTTTATGACGTGACCGAGTACGGCTACCAAAGCACGACCAATTCCGACCTGACCCTGTTTTTGGCTGCGACTCCTGCCTATCGGGAGGCGTTCGTTCAGTGCTTGTGGATCGACGCAATGCTGGCCGGGGTGCAGAGCATGTGCGCATGGAGTCTGGACAACGTGTCAAATCTTATGGGCAACCTGCGCACCGACGACCCCGGGGCGGTCAGCGGGTTGCGCAAGATCTACAACGCCTGCGCAGGCAAAACCATCATTGCACCCAGCGGCATTACTGCAACGGGCGGGCGGTTTCTGACCTTCAGCGACAACAGCACCTATACGGTGGCTGCGCCGTGAACGACATCACCTGCCAGTAAAGCCCATGTACCTCCTCACCCCCGCCACGCTTGCTGCCGTGACCGTGACCGACGCCAAGTTCGCGGCGCGGCTCGACGGCTCGCACTGGGACACGCCGATCACCGGCATGATCGCGGCCGCCACGCAGGTGGCCGAGCACGAGACCGGGCTGCGGCTGATGAACCAGGTGTGGCGCCACGAGCTCGAGGACTGGCCTGCGGCTGACGATCTGCTGCCCGAGCTGCGCCCCAGCGCCGTGGCCGTTTCCTACTGGACCGGCACTGCCTGGGCCGTGCTTAACGTCGCCAGCTACGTGTGGACCCCGGCCGGCCCTACGGGCGCGCACATCGCCCTGGCGCCCGTGCTGGGCGGCAGCTGGCCCGCGCTGGGCGCTGTGGCCCTGGGCCCGCGCGTGCGGGTTGACGTGACCTCGGGCTCTGCAACCGCGGCCAACGTGCCGCCAGCCGCCGCGCAGTTCATCAAGGCGCTGGTGGCGCTGCTGGTGGCCGACCCCACGCTCACCGCCCAGGATGCGATGGAGTCGCACAAGTACCTGCGGCACATCCTGAACCCGGTGCGCCTGTACCGATGAGCCCGATGAAGCCCGCTGACTTCAACCAGCGCATCACCTTCCTGGCCCGCGCTGCTGGCCAGGACGACCATGGCCAGCCCAACGGCGCCTGGTCACCGCCGGCCACCGACCCCACGGTCTGGGCCAAGAGCGCCGGCGTCAGCAGCCGCGACATCGCCGCGGCCGGCGCGCACCAGAGCAGCCTGGACGCGAAGTTCATCGTGCGCTATCGCGCCGACGTGCTGCCCACCTGGCGCGTGCAGTGGCTGGGCCGCACGTTCGAAATCGTCGGCACGCCCGCGCCGGTGTCGGGCGGCACCGAGTGGATGGAGATCCGCTGCAGCCAGGTGGCGGCCACATGAGCGGCTTGCGCATCGACGTCGACCTCAGCCAGCTCGGCATGGACGAGCTGGCCGATGGCGCAGAGGCCGCCGTGCGCCCTGCAGCGCAGGCCGGTGCTCAGGTGTTCTACGACCAGGTCAAAGCCAACGTCTCCAAGATCGGCCGCAAGACCGGCAACCTGGCCCGCAGCATCTACCAGGTCTACAGCCGCGACAACAGCAGCAAGGCCGTGGCGCAGTACCACATCAGCTGGAACCAGAAGAAGGCGCCGCACGGGCACCTGGTGGAGTTCGGACACCTGCAGCGCTACGTCACCTACATCGACAAGCGCGGCCAGTGGAAGACGCTGGTGCGCCCTGAAATGCGCGGCAAGCCCCGGCCCAAGCGCAACGCGTCGCTGGCCGTGAAGGACGCCTACTACGTGCCCCTGAAGGGCGGCCCCAAGCTGGTGGGCGCCCGCAGCTTCATCCGCAGCACCGACACGCCCGCCAGCCGCAACGCCGCCCGCAACGCCATGGTCGACCGCTTCTGGTTCACGCTGGAACAGAGGGGCCTGCTGTGAGCCTGGAGACCGCCGTCGTGGCCGTGCTGCAGGCGCAGTGCCCGCGCGTCTACCCCTCGAACGCGCCGCTGGACACGCCGCGCCCCTTCGTTACCTGGGAACACATCGGCGGCGACCCCCTGCGCTACATCGACGGTACGGCCGCCACCAACCGCATGGCGCTGCTGCAGATCAACGTGTGGGCCGCCACCAAGGCGCAGGCGCTGAGCCTGGGCCTGGCCATCGAAGACGCGCTGTGCACCGCGCCCGCGCTTTCCGTCAGCCCCAACGCCGCGATGCAGGGCCGCTTCGAAGACGCTGTCGAGCCGCCGATGTACGGCAGCGTCCAGGACTTCACCGTGCTCGGCACCCGCTGACACCCTAGCACTTCCAACCAGTCACCAAGCAGGCCGCCCCGGGCAACCGGAGGCGGCCTTTTTCATGGCCCGCAAGGGCGTCTAACCAGGAGCCCACCATGGCACAAGTACCTACCGGAACGACTTTCTTCGTGGCAAGCGTCTACAGCGCGGCTGTCGCTACCACCATCGTCACCAACGCCTCTGAGGCCGTGGTCACGGCCACCGCCCACGGTTTTGCCAACGGCGACATCGTCGAAATCACCAGCGGCTGGGGCAGGCTGAACAAGCGGAACTTCCGCATCAAGAGCGTGGCCGCCAACACCATGGTGCTGGAAGGCGCGGACACCACAAGCACCACCTACTTCCCGACAGGCAGCGGCCTGGGCTCGGTGCGCAAGATCAACACCTTCACGCAGATCCAGCAGGTGCTGGGCGTGCAGTCTTCGGGCGGCGACCCTAAGAACGTCACGTACAAGTACCTCGAGTCCGACGTCGAGTTCAACATCAACGACGGCTTCGCAGCGTCGCAGATGTCGCTGGAAATCGACTCCGACAGCATCGGCACCGCCGGCTACACCGCGCTGAAGAGCCTGACGGACCTGCAGACCGACACCTGCGTGCGCATCAACACCCGCAACGGCGCCGTCATCTACGTGCCCTGCACGGTGGCGCTGAATGAGGCGGTGCAGTTCCAGGACGGCCAGATCAACCGGGTCGTCGTCTCGATCAACTCCAACGGCCGCCTGGTCCGTTACGCGAGCTGATCGGCATGGGCAAGATCAAGCTGGGCGCAAGGCCCAAGAGCTTTGCGCACACCGTCACCGTGCCCATGCCCGAAGGCGGCACCGCCAGCGTGCAGATGCGCTACCTGTACCGCACGCGCACCGAGTTCGGTGCGTTCGTGGACGAGCTCATCCGCGCTGCGGGCACGCCCGCCCCCGCCAGCCAGGCCGGTGACGACGTGCTCTTCAGCCTGCGCTCGGCGCTGGAGAGCACGCGCGACACCAACGCGGACTACATCCTGCAGATCGCTGAAGGCTGGAACCTCGAAGAAGAGTTCAACCGGGTCAACCTGGTGCAGATGTGCGACGAGCTGCCGGGCGCCGCCCTGGCCATCATCGAGCACTACCGCCTGGCGCTGACCGAAGGCCGCCTGGGAAACTGATGCAGGCCGAAGTTGCCTCTCGCACGGACTCTGCGAGCGAGTACGGCGCCTTCGGCCTTGAACTGGGCGACTTCGATGAAGCGTTCGAAGTCTGGCCCGAAAACTGGGCCTCGTGGCAGCTCTTCGTGCAGATGTCCGGGCAGTGGCGGGTGGGCTTCAACGGACGCTATGCGCTGGACTACACCTCGCTCTTCATGCGCATGGACCGCATGGGGCTGAGCGATGCGGCCTGGGAAGAGCTCTTTGCAGACGTCCGCATTCTCGAAGCCTCGGCCCTGCAGCCGGCTGACAAGACGCCCCGCACGGTGAACTGATGAGCAGCGACGAACGCCCGGTCATCATCAAGCCGACCATGGACGCCACCGGCGTCCGGGCCGGCGCGGAGCAGGTCAAGCAGGCCACGCGCGAGATGGCGCAGGCCGTCACGGCCGAAGGGCGGAAGGCCGGCGAGGGGCTGGACGCGATCCCAGAAGGCGCAAAGCGCGGCGCGGCCGCAGTCGACGCCGAGACCCGGCGCATGACCGCCAGCATTCAGCGGGCCACAGCGGCGGCACAAGCAGGCGGCCGGCAGAATGCCGACTATTTTGAAGCCATCGCCGCGCAGCGTGGCCTGAGCGGCGATGTGCTCAAGCCCTACATCACCAGCCTGCGCGCCGCAGAGCAGGCGCAGATCGCCGCCAGCGGCTCGCTCGGCAAGATCGGCGTGTCAGCCGGGCAGACGGCCAACGCACTGCGCCAGGTGCCCGCGCAGTTCACCGACATCATCACCAGCCTGCAGGGCGGCCAGGCGCCGCTGCAGGTCTTCCTGCAGCAGGGTGGCCAGCTGAAGGACAGCTTCGGCGGCGCTGGCGCTGCGGCCGGGGCGCTGGGCGGCTACGTGCTGGGGCTCATCACCCCCTTCACACTGCTGGCCGCTGCGGTGGGCACCGTGGCAGTGGGCTACGCGCTGGGCAGCAAAGAGGCGCAGGAATACCAGCGCGCCCTGGTGCTCAGTGGCAACGCTGTAGGCGTCACGGCCGACCAGCTGGCGGATCTGTCCCGTTCCATTGCCGCGGTGGGCCCCATCACCCAGGGCAAGGCCGCCGAGGTGCTGACCCAGCTGGCCGCCGCGGGCGCCGTCGGTGCGACCAACCTGGGCCGGTTTGCCGAGGCCGCGATCAATCTCGAACGTGTGGGCGGCCCGGCTGCCGAGGAAACCGCGAAGGCCTTCGCGCAGCTGGCCAAGGAGCCGCTGGCGGCCAGCCTCCGACTCACCGAGAGCACGCGCTTCCTGACAGCCGCCACGGCCGAGCAGATCGCCGAGCTCGAGCGGCAGGGCAAGACGACCGAAGCCGCCCGGGTGGCTCAAGAAGCCTACGCCGCCACGCTCGAAGGCCGTATCCCAGACCTCACTGCGCGGCTGGGCTTGCTCGAGAAGGCCTGGCTGGCGGTCAAGGACGCGACGAAGAAGGCGGGCGACGCCGTGCTCGACATCGGCCGGCCGGAAACGCTGAACCAGCAGATTGCTGCGGTGAATGCGTCTATCAGCGGCGCTCAGCGGCTGCAGGGCCAGGACGGTGGCGGCTTGTTGGGCCGGTTGGCTGGCCGGTTCGAGGCAGAGGCAACCGCCCGGCGCGATCTGCTGCAGGAGCAGGTACGCCTGTCCCAGAGCGCAGCAACCGCAGAAGGTGAGCGGCAGCGGCAAGAGAAGGCCGGCATCGAGTTCCTGAAGGAAGGCGAGAAGCTGCTGTCCAGCCAAGCGAAGTTCGCTATCGAGGTGGCGCGCACTCGCGAACTTGGCCGTGCTGCCGGCTTGAGCGAAGTGGCCATTGCCGAGCGCTTGGTCGCCCTCACGCAGCAGGCCTACGGCGGCAAGGGAGGCAACGATGAACAGACCCAGCAGCGCGAACGCGAACGCGCGCTGGAACAGCAGCGCAACCTGCTGAATGAACTCTCGGGCCTGACCACCAGCTACGCTGGCGACATCCAGAAGCTCAACGCAGCCCGCGCTGCTGGCCTGGTCAGCGAAGAGCGCTACGGCGAGCTGGTGCGCGAGCTGGTGGCCCGCCAGCCCTTTGCCAAGGCCGCCGCAGACGAGCAGGCCAAGGCCCTGAAAGCCGAGACCGACGCCACAATCAAGGCCGCCAGCGCCCGCGAACAGTACCTGCAGACCCTGGCCCGCGACGTGCAGACCGGCGAGCGTACGCTGGAGCAGCTGCGCGACGAATACATCGCGCTCACCGCCGGCAAGGAAGCCGTGCGCGAGCGCGTCGCCCTGCGCATCGAAGAGCAGATCGTCGCGCTCGAGCTGCAGGCCATCAGCGTGGCCGACCGCAATCTCGACTTCGCCGCGGCCGAGGCCCTGCGCGAACGCATCCGCCAGCTGCGGATTGAACTGGCGCTGCGCCAGGGCCTGGGCTCGGCCCAGGTGCAGCAGGAAGAGCGCCAGAACGCCGAGCGCTCTGCGCAGCAGGCGGTGAAAGAATGGGAACGCGCCAGCGACCAGATCGGCCAGAGCCTGACCGACGCGCTCATGCAAGGCGGCAAGAACGCCGGCGAGTACCTGGTCAGCTACTTCCGCACGCTGGTGCTGCGGCCCATCGTGGAAGCCGTCGTGCGGCCCCTGGTGGGCGCCCTGGGCTCGGCCCTGGGCACCAGCGCTTTCGCCGGCCCGGCCGGGGCGGGCGGTGGTGGCGCTGGCGGCTTCGGCTTCGGTGGCCTCAACATCTTTGGCGCCGCGGGCAGCGCCTTCAGCGCTGGCGCGCAGATCAGCCTGGCCAGCGGCCTGGCGGGCACCGGCACGGCGCTGCAGGGCGCCGGCTCGCTCATCGCCAACGGCAGCGTAGGCACCGGCCTGGCGCAGGGCGCCGGGTCCCTGGCCCCGTACCTGGCCGCCTACACCATCGGCAAGTTCGCGGGGCAGAAGATCTCCAACGGCTACGCCGTCGGCGGTGGCAGCGGCAACTCGGCCATCAACATCGGCGCGGCCATTGGCTCGCTGGGCGGTCCCATCGGCACGGCCATCGGTGCGGCTATCGGCGGCCTGGTCAACCGTGCCTTCGGTCGCAAACTGGTCGACAGCGGCATCGAGGGCACGTTCGGCAGCAGCGGCTTCAGCGGCAACGCTTTCCAGTTCCAGAAGGGCGGCTTCTTCCGCAGTGACAAGACCACCACCTCCCCGCTCGATGCCGGCGTGGCGGATCTGCTCAGCGCCGGCGCCCAGGCCACTGCCGAGCAGGCGCGCGTCTATGCCGAGCTGCTGGGCCTGCCGGCAGACGCCATCGCGGGCTACTCTCGATCCATCAAGGTCAGCCTGAAAGACCTGTCGGCCGAACAGATCGGCAAGGCCATCGAGGGCGAAATCGCAGCCTTCGGCGAAGGCCTGGCCGGCCAGTTCAATGCGCAGCTCGCGCCCTTTGTAAAAGCCGGCGAGAAGCTCAGCGAAACCTTTACCCGCCTGGCCGGCCTGCAGGCATTCAGCGTGCAGCTGAACAGCCTGGGGGGCGTGTTCTCGCGCCTGGCCAACTTGTCGGTGTCCGCGCGAGAAAACCTGATCGAGATGGCCGGCGGCCCCGACGCGCTGGCCGGCCTGGGCCAGAGCTTCGCGCAAACCTACTACGGCCGCGACGAGATCGCCGCGCTCAAGGCGCGTGACCTGCAAAGCGCCTTCGCGGCGGCCGGCGTCACCAACGCCCCCAACAGCCGCGAGCAGTTCCGCGCGCTGGTCGAGGGCGTGGATGTGTCTACCACCACCGGGCAGCAGCAGCTGATCGACCTGCTCAAGTTGGGCGGCGACTTCGCCACCGTGGCCGACTACCTGGCCGAGACCGGCAAGACGCTGGCAGGCGCTGCGGAGTCTGCCCCCTTGTCCACCCAGCTGGCGTCGTTGTTCTCGCAGCCGCAGCAGCAGCAGGTGGACGCCATCAACAACGTCGCGGTTGGAGTGGGCGCCGTAGAGGCGGCCGTCGACCGACTGACCGAAGTCGTCCGCCGCGGCGGCTACCGCGGTGACGAGCCCAGCTGGTTGCTGGAAAGGCCGCTCGATTGAAGTCGCTTACCTCGGCCCTGTCGGCGGCGCTGGCCGCGCCTGTCCAGCGGCCCGCGCTGCTGGTGGAGGCCCGCTTTGCGGCCACGCAGCGCTGGTCTTCGGGCGGCACCGTCACCTGGAACGGGTTCACCTGGACCGCCCGCGACATGACGCTGGAAGACCTGCTCGTCGAGCCCCTGCGCGTCACCGGCACGCTGGTGCTGGGCAACGC